ACTATAGTTAATCTAAAAGTGTTTGATTTCCAAAGTGTTTTAGTTGGTGGAATTGGTTGATTTTCTGACATAAAAAAAGTGTTAATTTATTGGTATTAAAATCTCTTGACCGATTGGCAGTTGTGAGTAGCTATTTGGGTCAAAAGGCTTCATAGTTTTTGGATTAATTAATTTTGTAAAATGAATATTATATCTAGCTCCGATGTGTGATAAAGTTTCGCCAGATTTTAGATAATCTTTTTTGAAATTTTGACTAGGCTCGGGTTTGTCAATCACTAATCTAATAACACCTAAGAAGTTGTATTTGTGCCAGTTCCAAGTTGTATAAGTCGTGCCTTCATTTACATTCAAACCGTTTTGTTGCATTACTGTGCCACTATTTAAATCAGAATTTACACAAATAGCAGTATGTCCATAATTCATATTCCAACTTGCATTTTCCCAGACTATAATATCGCCGTTTTGCGGGATAAATTCCTTTGTATTAGCTAATTTTTGATAATTCACACCAGCGGGGATAATTCCCTCAGGTCGTTTGTAAATATCACTAGCTTTTAAAAGGTGCATATTTGGATTTTTGCCAGTTATTAGCTGTATATATGCATTAATTACATCAAAACATTGACAGCCATAACTTCCGTCATAGTCAATTTTTGTGCCAAAAGGATAAGTTTTTAAAAATTGTTCTGTTAGAGACATAGAAAATTAAAAATAAGAGTTTATAAATACTTTAGCTATTCGTTCTCCGAGCATTAGTTGACCAGTTGCATTATAGTGAGAACCGTCAAAAGTGCTTAAATCGGTTACCGAAATATAGCGATTAAACAAATCTACATAGCTTTGAATAGTATTGTCGTAAGTAAGGTTTTCAGCACTAAATCCCCTCCTTAGACCTACTTGTATAATCGGCAAATCAAAACCAAATCTAGCTCTAATTCTATTATCAAGGGCGATGTTTTGGGTTAAAAATTGAGATGGTGTCTGACCTACAGCTAATCCGTCGTTTTGACCTAGAAATTTTACACCACCGAGTATAAAAGGATTAAGTCCTTGATTTTGTGCCAAAACTATAGCTTTGTTTATATGATCAATCAATCTTAAAGTAAGTTCATTATTCGCCGAGTTCCAGTCTTGACCTGTGTCTATGTTAATGATAGTTCCGGGTGCTGCAAGTTTTACTAAAATTACTTTACCATATTTTTCTCCTAAATGTTGTAAAAGTGTAAGTTCACACCCAAATCTTGTTGTAGCAAAGCCAAAAGTTGGAGTAGATTTACTAGTGCAAGAATAATTATTATTTACTCCCATTTGAAAAGTATCTAAAGTATTGCTAACTGGATTATAAGAAAGTAAATTTGAGTTAGTATAAGTTTGTAGTTCAGAAGTTGGCAGATCTGAAATATTTGTAAAACCAGCATGGCTCTCCCCAAAGACAAAAACTAAAGGAGTTCTATTTTTATAATTTAAAGGGTTTGGTATTGCCAAAGTATAAGTCGTAGGATAATTTCCGTATCTAAACCTATTTTGATTAAACCAATCTTCAATTTGTGCTTGAGTTTTGTATTCTCCAAGCTGTATATCATCAATCTGTCCGTCAAAATAAGCTCCACTAGACTTACCACCAAAGCTAGCTAAAGCAGGTAACCAGTCTGGAGCTGTAATCGTGCCAGTTTTGACTTCAGTTACGGTAGAATTTCTAAGATAAATAATATAATCAATATTACCAGCCGAGCTGTCGTTTGGTTTGATAGATAAAGACACAAAGTTTGGCTCGTTTAAAGTCAAAGGGTTTGTCGTATCTGTGCCAGAATAATAAATAGTATCTTGACTACCGATTTGTAATTTACCTGATGTTTGTCTAACCACAAATATAGGTGCTTTTGCTAAATCCTTATCAGCAAGCAAAAAACAGTCAGAAGTGAAATTATTAGGGATTATTACAATTGAAAAATTAAAAGTATTTATAGATAGCTCGTAGGATGTTTCCAATCTATTAGCTAAAGTTCTACTATTATTAATTATTTGACCAGCATAAGTATTCATCCTTGTTATCTGTGCTAAAGCAGGGCTTGTATTACCAAAAACTCCAATAGTTCCGCCATCAGTTCCTATATTGACTAACTGTTGACTAATCCCGTTATTTCTGATGTATCCTAATAATCTATAGCCTCTGTTTAAAATAGCTCTTTTGACTACTGCTGACACAGTAAAAATAACAGTTCCCGCAGTGGTTACTTCAATAGTTTTTGCACCAGTTCGTCCGCTTGTTGCTGTTTGATGTGCCGTTACTGTAGCCGTTCCCATACCCGTTCCCGAGCTACTTGTAATAGTTCCGCCTCCATATTCCAAGCCAAAAGTATAAACTCCTACAGGCAAATAGATTGTTTGGGTTGTTAAAGTTTCGTTAGTTGTAAAAAAATTAGGATTAATACAATATCTACTGGCATTTAATAATACTTTTGGTGGGTTGGTTTTTATATTATCTAATAGCTTTTTTTGATTTGAAAAATATCTTGAATATAAAGACTGGTTATTACTTATAATATTATTTCTAACTAAAGATTTGGTTTCAAATTCTAATTGAAAGTTTTTGAGTGTATCAGTCAAAGTTTGATTCACAAAATTACTATCATTAGTCAATTGACTAGTCAAAGTTGGTAATTCACTATCTCTTGCTATAGTTGACGGTATGTAGCTATTATTAATAACCGTGCCGTTTCCTATTTTGGTTAGTATTGAATTAGTCGTCTCCACACTACCAATAATAACAGAACCAGTCTGTTTAATTATTCTAGGAGAGGCTTGACGGATTGTTTTCATACTAAGTTAATATTTGAGGTAAAACTTGAATTTTTTCTTGTAAAATTGTTGTAATAAGACCCCCCGACACGATTTCAATTTCCATAAAATAACAACCAAGTTCCAAAAGGGAAGTCTTAGAATTTGGAAATAAAACAGTAAATTGACCTGTGTTAGTAGTTTGATTTAGTTTTGTAATTGTAATGTCAGTGGGATCAATAGCATAGTCAGTATCAGTATAATTCTTTTTAATTCCAGACCTTATTGTAATACTAGTCAAATCAATAGCCGTGCCTACATTGTCCTGCCAAGTGTAGGTATCTACCCAATCATCACCTATTAAATAACCATTCTCACACATAAAAAATACTAATACACTTAAAACTACAGTTTATTTAACAGTCCGACAATATACGGACTTATTCTAATAAAAGAAAAGAACTATTTAGATGAATAAAGTTGTTTTCTATTAGTTTTTTAGCTTTTTTAGTCAAAATATATTTGTTATTTTTTCTGGTTATCAGCTCCATTTTTTCAAGTTTATCTACTCTGGAAGTAATAGTCTGTTTAGCTACTTTTAGAATAACTGATAAATCTTCATTTTTATTCCAGCCAGTATAAATACAAAAAATTGTAAATATATATACTTCATTTAAAGGTAATTGATATTTAATTTTTGACATAACTAAAAATAAAAAGGTTGGCTTAAAAATTGTTTTTTATTAAAATTATCTAATACTCCACTTAGTCCATCTACAAAATCATCATTTATGCTTTTATCAGGAAAAGAAGTAATTTGACTGGTTGCTATTTGGATTTGCTGGTGTCTGCTAGGTAAATATATTCTATTAGCTATAAAGTGCGGTATATGTGGCTCAAAGTGAGTTATTTTGTCGTTTGGGTATTTAAGCTCTCGTATCGGTAAGCTAATACTATACTCCTCCCTTGCTAATTTCTTAATCCAAAAACCAAAACCTTGATTGGCTTTCTCATCGTAGGTAAATTTTCTGACTAAACTTTGATATTTTTGGTAAATTAAAATTGATTTTCTAGCTTGCAATTCTACATCCAATTTTTCTAAAACAAAATCTAAAACATAAAAATTATTGTCTTTTTTACTTTCTCCTAAAACAACTAAAGCAAAATAATCTGATGTAGTTTTTCCCGTGTGGGTAGTATCACAGTGAATATAAACATCTTTGAAATCATCCATATTTAAATATTCGTAAAATCTTAACATCTCGTATTTTATCAAACTTTGTCCTTCGTCAAAAGGGCTATTCATATAATTTCTAGCAAAAGTTGACGGTCGTATTTCCTTTTCTTTTAATAAAAATTCGGTTGGATGTCTCTCTTCCCAGATTGATTTTTGGTTGTTATCTAATGCTTGATAAAAATAAGTTATCCAGTCTTTGAAATCGTTTTTAAATTGTAGGTTTGGAGAATTACCAAGTATTCTATTAGTCAAGCTGTCCAGAGACAAAACTGTATTAATCATCCTAATTTTACCTTCTTGTAAGGACGGTAATCTAGCTATCAAAACAGTAAATAGCCAATCTTGAAGTTTATTAGTTCGTTCAATGCTTTTCGCCTGCTCTAAATCCTCCAAATCATCAGCTATTATCAAGGCTGGACGAATACCTTCAAAGTTTTTTCCTGCAATGTCAGAACCACTTGCCACTGCTTCAATTTTGTATTTATGATTATTGTATAAAATTATAACCTCGTGAGTGTTAATTGATAAAATTTCATAACCAAAAACGGCTTTTATATATTCAGTTTTTAAAACTTTTTGTATAGCTCCCAAATGTTCAACCGCTTTTGTATCGGTGGACGAAACATAGAGGGTAAATTTTACATCTTTTTTTATTAGAATTTCGTAAAGGGCTAGAATTTTTAAAAGGGTAGATTTGGCAAAGCCAATCGGTGCTACGGTAAGCTGTAGTCTATCATCTTTTAGTAAATCTTTGTAAATTTGTAAATGAAAATCAGGCACTATAAAACTTTCTTTGTCTTCAAGCTCTGGATTAAGTATTGGCAAACAGAAGTTGTGAAAAACTTCAATGTCTTGTAAATATTTTATAAAATCAACTTTCATTTTTTAGAGTTAATGGCTTTGGTTAGATTGTTTATAGCTTGAGTATGTGCAGGGTTTAGCTCTCCGCTTATTTCTGTTTTGTTATCGGTTTTGGTTGGTGCATATAATCCAATCAATTTATTTTGCATATCCATCGCTTTTAAGTAATTGTTGAAATCTCCAAGTTTTAGACATTCTTGGATTGCTTTTTGAGTGTATTTGATTTGTCTTTCTACTGTGATTGTTGAGACAATATCTAGGTTTTTTGTAAATTCTTTTTTGAGTTCTTGAATCCTTGTCTTCACCTTGTTTTTTGAGGCTTCAAAACTCGCTCTTTCCCAAATCGTTTTATCTGCCATTTTTTGGCAATCGTAGGCTTCTCGGTATGCATCTGCTTGTGTTTTACCTTCCGCTACTAAACGGGCGAATTTGTCTTGTTTTGCGGTTAGTTTTTGCATAAAGTTATTTTAAATTTTCAAAAGCCCTGAGCGGATAAAAAACTAAACTATTTCTATAACCATTTTCACCAGTTGGAATGATCGGGGTTACCCCATGTATATTTTGCCAAGCTGGATAAACTAAAAGGCTGTTATCAGCTTGCTCAACTGTAATTCCAAAATCAGGGACATTCAAACTTCCACCCGTGCTGTTATTTCTTTTAGTAAAAATAAAATTGACTGTATTTTGTAGGTTTCCAGTATCTCTATGATAATTTGCATTGATATTGAAATTTGAAATTGAGCTGGTAAATAAATCACCAAATCTCCACTTTGGATCTGTCTTAGCTAAAATCTGTTTTTGCAATTCGTATTGTTCTGGCATAATTTCTTTGAGTAATTTTTCACCTTCCTTTTCTATCAACAACATCGCTTTTATAAAATTTGTGGCCGTTTTAACTTGGTGTATACTTGAAATACTAGGGTATGGTCTTTTCATATGGGGCTTAGGTGGTACACTACCAATAATA